AACAAAAAGGTTATAAAGAACCTACAAAATACAAACAAAGAAAATTTAGGCCAAATTAATGTCAAAATACGCAACAGGTAAATATGCAAAAGCAATATCAGATAGATCTGGTTTAGAGTTTCCATACAGGGAAATGGTTAGAGAATGGAATGGGTCTTTTGTACATGTGTCTGAATTTGAACCAAAACAACCACAGTTAGAACCAAAACCAACTAGTGCTGATGGTGTTGCATTAAGACATGTAAGAACTGACAGAACGGAAAACGCTGTTCCATATTCTATACCAGAAAATGGTTTTGAAACTTATGAAACAGGATCAGGAATTATTAATGTAACAGCTCCTGGTCATGGATTAACAAATGGAACAACATATAGATTTAGAGGACCGCCTTTAGCAGTCACTGAAAGCGGAGGAACATTTCAATTTGCAAATCCAGCAGATTTTGATGGCATTTCTGGTTCTAATATTGCTAAATCAGCAGGATATGCAATAACAACAGGTATATATAAAAGTGGAGCAAGAATAAGCACCGATTATGCGGTTGCTAATTTTTTCTTTTTTACAGTTGACACAAATACTGCTACAATTGGCGGTGTAAAAGGAGGAGGGATTGGTTGTTCAGTAGGACCAGTCACACTAAGCGCATGATTAAAAAAATTAAAAATTTTATTTGTAAATTATTTGGCATTAAACAATGTGAGTGTTCAAACGAAGATAAAGTTGAACAAAAAGGATTACCAATAATAAATGAAACTGCAAAACAAAAAAAGATACGTTTAAAACATAAAGGTTCTAAATAATGGCTGGAATAAGTTATAGCGGATTAGTTACACAAATTAGAAACTACACAGAAACAGATTCTAATGTGTTAACTACAGATATTTTAGAAAACCTAATTCTTAATGCTCAATATAGAATTATGAGAGAAGTGCCCATAGATGCAGACAGACTACAAAAATTGGGTAATTTTGTTGCTGGACAACAAACGATAAATGTACCTGGAGGAGCTTTGTTTATTAGAGGTGTTCAAGTTTATGATACTGCAGGATCAGAAATTACAGGAGCTAATAAGTGGTTAGAAAAAAAAGATTATACCTACTTACAAGAATATCAAGACATTACAGGAACATCCGCAGCTCAAGGTCAACCTAAATATTATGCTATGTATGGTGGCGCTACGGGTGATGGAGACACTAATTCTGGACGTATAATTGTAGCTCCGACTCCAAATACAACATATAGATTTAGAATACATTATAATAAAATGCCCGATACTTTATCATCAGATAATACAACAAACTATATTAGTTTAAATTTTCCAAACGGACTATTATATTGTTGTCTATCAGAAACATATGGCTTTTTAAAAGGCCCAATCGATATGTTGACTTTATACGAAAATAAATATAAACAAGAGGTACAAAAGTTTGCTAATGAGCAAGTCGGTAGAAGACGAAGAGATGACTATACTGATGGCACTGTTCGAATACCGATACAATCAGCAAACCCGTAGGAGATAAATTATGGCAATTACATCGGCGATATGCACAAGTTTTAAGGTAGAGTTATTGAAAGGTGTTCATGATTTTACAGCAACAACAGGCGATACTTTTAAAATAGCATTATATACTAGTTCTGCAACATTAGGAGCAGGCACTACAGCTTATTCAACATCTAATGAAATCACTAATTCATCTGGAACAGCTTACACAGCTGCAGGTGCAACTCTTACAAGCGTAACTCCAACAAGTTCAGGAACAACTGCGCTTTGTGATTTTGCGGATGTTAGTTATACTTCTGCATCTTTTACAGCGAATGGTGCATTGATTTATAACGATACTGAATCTGGAGATCCAGCAGTTTGTGCCATAGCATTTGGTGCTGATAAAACTGTAACTAGTGGAACTTTTACGATTCAATTTCCAACAGCAAGCGCAACCGACGCAATCATAAGATTAGCATAAGGAGGCCTTCCTTATGGCATCAACCTGGGGCAATAACACTTGGGGCTCTAACGAGTGGCAAGATGATGTAATAACAGTATCCATTTCAGGTGTTTCTTCAACTGTATCTATTGGATCAACCACAATATTTAAAGGACAAATAATAGAACCAGATTTTAGTGACAGAGGAATTAATGTTAACTTTACTCCTCCAACTGTTGACTTAACAACTATTGCAACTGCTTCTGGTTTTGAAATTACTACAGCTCTTGGTGATTTAAGATCTTCTAATTTAACTGGTTGGGGAAGAAATAATTGGAATAATGGTGGTTGGGGAGTTCAATATTCTGTAAATCCAACTGGTCAATCAATATCATCTTCTATTGGATCGGTCGTAATTCAAACAGTAGAAATTTTAAATGGACTTGAAATAACATCTTCTGTTGGAGAAATAGAACCAGCTAGTGCAATAGGTTTAACAGGTTTATCTATAACTTCAGCGTTAGGTGATATAGATAACGCTGGAACCATGGTTGGTTGGGGTAGAAATGGTTGGAGTGAAGAACCTTACGGTGATTCTATAAATAAACTTGTTCAACCAACTGGAGTTTCTGCAACTACAAGTGTTGGATCATTAACACCAGCCGATGTAATGGGTTTAACTGGAGTTTCTGCAACGGCTAATGTTGGATCATTAACACCTGCAGATGTTATGGGTTTAACTGGAGTTTCGTCAACAGCAGATGTTGGGTCATTAACACCTGCAGATGTAATGGGTCTTACTGGAATTGATTCAACAGCTGGTATAGGATCTGTTACAATAGCTGATCAAGCTGTTGGATTATCAAGTTTATCATCAACTACAAGTATAGGATCTGTAGAAATAACAACAAATCCTGTGGTGGTGCCTACGGGCATATCATCAACAATTTCTGTTGGATCTTTAACACCTGCTGATGCAATAGGATTAACAGGATTATCTTCAACCGCTTCTGTTGGATCATTAACTCCAGCAGATGTAATAGGATTAACAGGATTATCTACAACAGTAAGATTAGGTTTAGTCACTACAATACCTATTTATGGTGATGTTGACACTGGATCAAATTCATCTTATAGTACAACCTCAACAGGATCAAATAGTAGTTTTTCTGATGTTAGCACTGGATCAAATACAACACCAGGTTCAATTTCAACAGGATCAAATAGCTCTATTTCTGATGTTGCAACTGGATCAAATACAAGTTATAGTGACGTCGCATAGGAGATAAAATATGGCATCAACATACACACCACTAGGTGTAGAACTTCAAGCTACTGGTGAAAACGCTGGTACATGGGGAACAAAAACAAATACTAATTTACAAATTATAGAACAAATTTCTGGTGGATTTATTTCTAAATCAATTGCTGGTGGTGCACAAACAACTGCATTAGCTGTCTCTGATGGATCAGCCGGTGCTGAACTTGCACATAGAATGATTGATTTAACTGGAACTATTACAGGAAATCAAATTGTAACCATACCTTTAGATGTTCAAACTTTTTATTTTTTAAGAAATTCAACTTCAGGATCACATACTGTACAATTTAAATATGTATCAGGATCAGGAGATTCTGTAACTTTTGCTGCTGCAGATAAAGGAACTAAAATTTTATTTGCTTCTGCTAGCGATAGCACTAATCCTAACATAATAGATTTAGGATATATTACTGCTTCATCAACAGATACTTTAACTAACAAAACTTTAACAGCTCCAAAATTTGCAGATGGTGGTTTTATTGCAGATGCTAATGGTAATGAATCGGTTGTTTTAGGAACAACTTCATCTGCTGTTAATGAAATTAAAATTACAAATGCTGCTACAGGAAACGATCCGTTGATTGCAGCAAACGGTGGAGACTCAAATATTGATTTAGCTTTATCTCCAAAAGGAACAGGTGAACTGGTTGTTGGAACTGGTTCTGCAGATGCAACTATATCTTCTAGTGGAGCACACAATCTTATATTAGACACAAATTCTGGAACAAACTCTGGTGTAATAACTATAGTAGATGGAGCAAACGGTAATATTACAATAACACCAAATGGATCAGGTAATGTAGTTCTAGATGGACTTACTTTTCCAAACGCTGATGGATCAGCAAATCAAGCTTTAATCACAGATGGGTCAGGTACTATAAGCTTTGGAACTGCAGGAATAACAACAGGAAAAGCTATTGCAATGGCAATAGTTTTCGGATAAAAGGAGTAAATTATGGCAAACCCAAATATAGTATCAGTATCCAGTATTAAAGGTGAATCGGTAGGATATAACTTAACGGCTACTACAACTACAACTTTATTAACTGTATCTTCAGATAAGTTATTAAAGATTAATAGAATATCATGTGCAAACGTTGATGGAACTAACGATGCAGCTTTAGATTTATTTATTACAAAATCTAACTTTACTTCAGATGGTGTAACTAACTTTGACACTTCTGGAAGTTTTTATTTAGCAAAAACAGTAACAGTTCCAGCAGACTCTACTTTAATAGTTTTAGAAACTCCAATATATTTAATGGAGGCAGACGTTCTTAAAGGTGGAGCAAACGCAGCATCTGATTTAGATTTAGTTATATCATACGAAGTCTTGGATGACGCGTAGGAGGTAATCTAGATGCCTTCTAGCACTTCAGCACCAGGAGTTTGGAAAATAAAAGAAATTGCAAATTTTATACAAGATAGTTCTTGGCCATCAATTGGAGACAGAGCATGTTTTGGTGGTGGTGACATAGACAGTTATTCAAACGTAATAGATTTTGTTCAAATATCAAGTGACGGTAATGCAACTGATTTTGGGGATTTAACTGAAGCTAGACAAATAGGTGCACAAAATGTTGCATCAAATGTTAGAGGTTGTTTTGCTGGAGGTTATGGACCGTCTGCTGAAACAGATACAATAGATTATATAACAATTAAAACAACTGGTAACGCAACAGATTTTGGAAATTTAGTAGGTGATGCTTATGCTAATGCAGGGGCTTCAAATTCAACAAGAGGGCTTTTTACTGGTCAGAACACACCGGCTGGATGGAATAATCAAATAGAATATATAACTATAGCGTCTACGGGAAACGCAACAGACTTTGGAGATGCAACTACAACTGATCAACAAAGAGGTGCATGTGCTAGTACAAGCAGAGCAGTTTTTGCTGGAGGAAATCAAACCCCTGTTGGAAGTGGAGGAGACGATAGACCATCAACAAATGTTATGGATTATGTAACGATTGCATCAACTGGTAACGCAACAGATTTTGGAGATTTAACTGTAGCTAAAGACAACAGTTCTGGTGCTGGTAGTTCAACTAGAGCTTTGTTTGGTGGAGGTGGAACAGGAACAAGACCAACAAGACCACCTACTGATAATATTGATTACATCACAATAGCCTCTACTGGCAATGCAACAGATTTTGGAAATTTAACAGGTGCGACATCTGTAATGGGGCAGGGCACTAATAAAATTAGAGCGTTATTTGCAGGTGGACAAGGGGCTGCGCCTTCATACACTAAACAAAATAAAATAGATAAAGTAACTATAGCGTCTACAGGAAACGCAACAGATTTTGGAGACCTTACCGTTTCAAGACGTGGTTTAGGATCTGCAAATAATTTTCACGGAGGAATTTAAATTAAAGACATACAGATATAATGATTATTAGAGAGGATGGCATTTTAGATTCGTCTATGTGCAAAAAATTAATAGATATACATAATAATTCTAATGAGGTTAAAAAGTTTAGAGATACTTTTATCTTAACTTTTTTTAACAAAGAAGTATTAAATATAATACATAAAAAATTTAAAATAAAAAAATTATTAAGTCCAGATAATATGGAAATAGTAAAATGGCCTATGGGCTCTTCTATGAAAAAACATAGAGATACGGGAGATGATATTTCTTTTATATTGTATTTAAATGATAATTATGAAGGTGGAGAAACTATTGTAGATAAATTAAAAATTAAACCAAAACAAGGAAGAATAGTAATATTTAGTAACGATAAATATATACACGAGGTTAAAAAAGTAAATTGGGGAGTTAGGTATACCTTGGCTGGTTGGTATAAATGAAAAAATTATATTATTTATCTAGTTTACCAAGATCAGGTAACACGGTTTTAGCATCAATTTTAAATCAAAACCCAAAGATTGCCTGTACGTCAAATTCAATTGTTACTGATATTTTAAAAAATATAAATTCATTAAAAATAGGTCCAACCTCTTATAATAATTTTCCTGATAAAAAATCATTTGATAACGTATTAAAAAATGTGTCACAAAATTACTACAAAGATTGGAAACAGGATATAGTAATAGACAGAGGCACCTGGGGAACTCCAGCAAATTATAAATTTGTTTTAGATTATTTAGATAAAAAACCTAAAATTATTCTTTTAGTTAGAGATGTTATAGAAGTGCTAGCTTCATTTATAGACTGGAGTAACAAAAACCCAAATACTTTTTTAAATAGTTATGGAGCCACTGTGCATGAAAAATGTTCTACATTAATGAATACAAATGGTTTGATAGTTAGACAGCTAGTGTCAATACTTCATATATTAAAAAACACGGATCCTAAATTAAATTTATTAATTAAATATAATGATTTTGTTAAAAACCCTGAAAAAACAATAGACAAGATTTATAAATTTTTAGAAGTAAAACCTTTTAAACACACTTTTAAAAATATAAAACAATTTGAAGTTAATAATGTTAAATACGACGATAGCGTTATGGGTGCAAATATGCACACTATTAAAACTAAAAAAATTGAAAAAACTAAAAGAGATATTAAAAAATTATTACCTGACTCGGTTATAAAAGAGTGGGACATACCTGAATTAAAAGTGTGGACAAATTAAATATAATATGTAAAAAAGGATAAGAAATGAAAAAGGATAAAAATTCAAAAGCAATAACGTTAACAGAAGAAATATCTAAACTTCCAACGTTAGATAAAAAGTATAAAGGTATGTTAGATCATATAAAAACATCCATGCCTGCAATTAAAAAAACCACGGCTAACTTTTACAAATCACACTCACAATTTATGAATGTTATGTTAGATGTAACAGCTATAACACCAGTTAGATCTATTAAACATACGTTAGCTGAGATAGACAAAACAAGAGCAGCTTTGGAAGAAGCTCATTTAAACATGCAAGAGAATACTATAAAAATTCGCATGAGAGAAAAAAAATTAGAAGATCCAGATTTAGAACCTTTAGAAAGAGAATTTCTAGAACAAAAAATTTTAAGATTAAAAGTTCAAGGAGCAAATGCTTTAAATAGTGTTCAAGGAGCTATTAGAAAGATGTCTTTTTTTACAACTCAATACAAATCTTTATTAAAGAAATTAGGTAAAGAGCAAATAACCGAAAAAGAATATGAAGAAGAAGAAGTTAAATATCACATTATGACTTGTATGAAACAAGCCCTAAATGCAGCAAGAGCTAGAGGTGGTCAAATAGATGAAGGTAATTTAATTTATTTGTTTGATATGGGTATAAACGCTGCTACAGCTCAAAAAGAAATTTTTGATTATTTAAGTAAAGAAAATGAACTTATAAAAAAAGGCATTAATCCAACTCATGGAATGACCCTAGAGTGGCTAGAACACTGCGCAGACTTGTTTAAAAATGACTCACAAGCATTCTCTGATAAAAGAGGATTTAAATTATTAGATGATAAGTCGCTTATAACTAGTGGTAAGGAAAGAAAAAAATAGTCTTGATATAGCCTAGTATCCATAGTATAAAATAGATTATTAAGGAGTTTCAATATGGCTTATCAGATGATAAAATATAAATTAAATATTAACGGTACTATACCGTCTTTTATTAATACAGATAGTGAACACGGTTTATATCCAAATAAAATAGAAGGGGCTTTTGGACCTTGTGATTATTGGTTATTAGGTATAGCTAAAAATAGAGCTACATTACCAAATGGACAAGCTGAATTAATTTCAACAAAAGCAGATTTAAAAACTTATTTAGATTCTTACACTAGTGATTGGAAATATCAAAATCCACCACATCTTGACCCAGGTATACCAAGCGATATACCTTTTGATCAACAAGCAGAAGCAGATAAATTCTGGGCTGTATTAGAAGCTTTAAACTCATAGGAGGTTACTAGTGGCTCAATTTCCAACAAGCACATCAGCAAGTGGAGTTTGGAATCTTAGAGATTCATATAGGTATATTATTGATGGTAATTGGCCTGCACCTATTTTAGGTGACGTAGGTTTTTTTGCTGGTGGTGCTGCACCTAGTGCTAATTCAACTGTAATAGATTTTATTCAAATATCTACAGCAGGAAATGCTACAGACTTTGGTGATTTAGCAACCGCGGTTTATGCTCCTAATAATGGTGCTGTTGGATCAACTACAAGAGGATTATATGCTGGTGGTGGAGACGGAACAGCTGCAGGTATAAATGAAATTTCTTTTATAACCTTAAGATCAAAAGGTAATGCCACAGATTTTGGAGATTTGTCAGAAGGTGGTAGAGCTTTCGGTGCAGGTATAGCAAGTTCAACAAGAGGAATATTTGGACCAAGAAGAGATAGTTCTAGACCTGGAACTAGTAACGATAATAGTGATACAATTGATTATGTAACAATATCGTCAACAGGCAATGCAACTGATTTTGGTAATGATGTAGAAAAAAGAGCAAACAACGCGGGGGCATGTAGTTCTACAAGAGGATTAATAGCAGGTGGTAATTTAAATACTCAACCTGGTGGTGAATCTACAAATGTAATTAGTTATATAACAATAGCATCAACGGGTAACGGAACAGACTTTGGAGATTTAACTGCTATAAAAGTTGATCCTGGTGGAGCAGGATCATCAACAAGAGCTGTATTTGCCGGTGGTAATTCTAACCCTGGTTCATCTCCATATGGTTCTAATGTGGCTACAATAGATTATGTAACAATCGCATCAACTGGTAATGCAACGGACTTTGGTGACACACAAACAGCTGGCACTACGGTAGGAGTTTCAAACGCTACAAAAGCTGTTTACTCTCAATCTCAAACATCACCTCGAGGAGGTATGACTACTATAACAATTGCATCAACTGGTAATTCAACTACTTTTGGAGACTTGTCTGTTGCAAGAAATAAATCTGGCACAGGGTCCTCGGCTCACGGAGGAATACAATAATGGCTTTTCCAAGTCCTTCAGGACCAAATTCATCCATATGGAAATTAAAAGATGTTTGGGTAGCAAACAGTGGAGACAATTGGCCAGATTCTACTTTTGATAGAGCAGTTTTTGGAGGTGGTGTTGTTACTGGATCTCCTTCTGGAATAAATGTTATTCAATTTCTTACATTAGCAACTTCAGGTGATGCGGCAGACTTTGGAGATCTTGCTGTTACAAGAACTAACCTATCTGCTGGACAGGTTAATAGTAAAACAAGAGGTCTTTTTTCTGGTGGTTATCAACCCGCTCCTAGTGGACCTGGTAATATAAACAACATAGATTATATAACTA